CTAATCTGCTACAATATATGCAGAAGCATCCTGAAGTCCGGTATGCGCCGGAAATCGTTAGTGCTTTTGTTCATATGGGAAGCCTGGTCTCGGAAGACACTCTTCCGAAAGGCGAGGCCGCACCTGAAGAAAAAAAAGGCTTGCAATATCCCTCTATGGAGGGGCTGTAAGACCTGAGAACGAGATAAGACCTACCTAATTGGACGGTCATATCTGTTCCGATGGAATTACGAGAAAACGTCTGGGATGCGCGTAATCTAAATTTCAAGGAGCGGACATGGCTGAAGTAGAAGTATCAGATCAGTTGACACTCGTTGAATTGGCGAAACGAACTCATCACGGGGATGTTATCGACATTGCCGAGGTCCTTAGTGAGGACAATGAACTATTCGTTGACGCCATATTCGTAGAAGCAAACGGAACTGATTCTCACACCTTTACGCAACGAACGTCCGAGCCGACCGGCTCCTGGTCGATGATAAACAAAGGTATTCCTTATGAATCCTCGACAACGAAACAGGTAGTCGAACCCATCGCAATGCTGGAGTCTTACTCCAGGGTCGATGACAGGCTTCTGCGTAAAGCAAAGGACAAGCAGAAGTTCAGACGTGACGAAGATCTCTCACATGTGAATGGAATGATAAAAACCATCCACACCGCCTTCTTTTATTCCAGTCTCGCCGAAGACATGCGAAAGATTGACGGAGTATCTACCCGGTACAACGCCCTCTCTGACGCTAATGTGTATGACGGCGGGGGAAGCGGAGGCGACGAAACATCCATCTGGCTGGTCCAGTGGGGACGCGACAAGGTCTTTCTGACTTATTCGATCGTCTCTCCCACCGGTACGCCAATCGGCTTCGAGGATTTGGGCAAGAAACTCGTAGAAGATTCAGATGGAAATCCATATCAGGCTTGGGTAACACACTTTGAGTTTGAAATCGGTATCTGTATTAAAGACGACCGCTGTATCCAGCGAATCGCGAATGTAGAACAGTCGGGAACCACAAACATCTTTGACGAGGACCTTGTAATCGAGGCCCTTAACAACATGCCGAACAGAGGTTCCGGCGCTACTATCTATGCAAATATACCGATTGTAACCCAGGTAGACATCCGGGCGAAAGATAAAACCAACGTCTCCTACGGTATGGACACTGTCTTTGGTCAGCAAGTGACTACTTTCATGAAGCGACCTGTGCGGCTGATCGAGAAACTTACCGATGAGACCACGGTAACATAAGGGGAGTAAGATGTTAGATAAGTTTAATATGTTCACCGCCATTACCGGGCAGGCCATCACTGATGACGCGGCCTCTACTGACTACTTGGACCTTGGAGTAGATTCTCCGAAGTCCGATGTCGGCCCTGGAACTCCCATTTTCGTAGATATCTTTCTAAAAACCGCGTTCGGGTCCACTTCTGAAACATTAGAGATACAGCTTGAGCACGCGGCGGACGACGGAGCGGGAAGCCCTGATACCTGGACCGACAAGATGATTCTTCTTCCGGCAACGGAAGCGGATACCATTTCTGTCGGACGAATTGTTCGAGTGCCCTTGCCCACCGATATGTGGAGATATATCCGTCTTTACTTCAACGTATCAGCGACCCTCGCCGACGGCGTGGTTGTTGCTGGACTTAATCTCGATTAAAATTAAAGCCGGGGCCTCGGCCCTGGCTGTTTTAAGGAGCAAAGAAATGGGGAAAACAAACAGGGATAGGGTCCGCCGGTCTGAGCCGGAGGAACTTTCTTTTTTAGCAGACACCCTTCATGATCTTATCGACTTGGCGAACGACATTAGGACGCAGTACACCGCGCATATTGCCGACACTGCCGCCCATTCCGCCGCCGACACTACGAATGTGGTCACCGAAGGCTCTGTTACGTCACTTGACTAGGAGGATATATGGCTAAACGGGGAAGGCCGAAACAACGGCTTTTTATGTGCCAGAAGGAAATTTTTATCAATGACACCGGGTTGCTCTTCCAGCCGGGAGAGTACGCGCGCAGAGAAGACCTTGGAAGTTATATTCCGAAGCATTTTGTCGAAGTTGACCCGCAATCTCACGCGGTTATCGCTACTTTTGACGGGACAAAAGAGGACGAGGTGATAAAAGACGCGGATTCTGAGGAAGTGCGGGCTCTCCAGGAGAAAAACAAAGAACTGGAAGAGAAACTAAACGCCCTTCTTGAAGGGCAGAAAGAGAAGAAAAAGAAGCCGAAGAAATTAGAAGCCGCTGAGCAGAAAAAGACAGAAACCGCTGAGCAGGATGTATTTTAATGAGCTACTCTGATGTCCAGATATGCAACATGGCTCTTTTGGATATCGGCGACAAGTCAATCAGTGACCTTTCCGAGGGTACCCGCCGGGCGGACATATGCGACACGAATTATCAGTCCGCCATTGATGAGGTTACCACGATGTACGAATGGTGCTTCGCGACAGAGCGGGCCAGTCTTAGTCTTGAAGATGAAGACCCGGAATACGAGTACAGCTATCAATTTCTCCTTCCTTCAAGCCCTTATTGCCTTACGGTAAGAGAGGTGTATCCGGAATGTGAGTATGAGATAGAAGGAAGAAAACTTCTCGCAAACGAGACTTCTTTGAAAATAAAATATACCGCCCGGATAGAAGATGAGTCCTTGTTTCCCCCGTACTTTGCCCGTGCGTGCGCTAAGTACCTCGCGTATTTGATAGCGTGGCCGCTTACCGGAAATCGACAAGTTCAACAGAGGGTGTTTGGCGAGTTCCGCCTCTCCCTGCAGACTGCGATTTTCGCGGACGCGAAGCAGAAAAACGATACAGATTCGACTGACGAGAGCGAATACTGGATAAATGCGCGCGATATGTAAATTGGCTCATTTGAGCCAATTATGGAGTAATATATGCGGTATCAGAATGATTTTGTATATGGGGAACTCTCGGACCGCATCCGGGGAAGATTTAATCTCCAGCAATACAACCAGGGATGTCTCACCGTAGAGAACTTTCTGCTTTTGCAGGAAGGTGGCTGTGAGCGTGTTCCGGGGACCGAGTATGTTGCTCAATCTAAAAATCAATCAAACACCGCCCGGCTTATTCCGTTTATAAAAAACAACTCAATAGCCTACGCGATAGAGCTTGGCGAAAATTACATGCGGTTCTTTAAAAATGACGGAACGCAGGTAATGAGCGGCGGATCTGCTTATGAGCTTACCCATGACGGGGCGACCGTTTACATTCCTTGGGCCTGGGAAGACATTTTTGAAATCCAGTACGCGCAGAACGAAGAGACGCTATTGTTCTTTCACGAGGACTACCAGACGGTCGCGTTAGTGCGTACCTCGGACACTGTTTGGTCTTGTGATTATTACGCCATGTATGATGACGAGGCGGAAACATCGCCAATATTTAACTCGGCTGACAATTATCCGCGAACAGGGGTCTTTTTTGAGGGACGTTTATTTGTTGGCTTTACCAAGAACAACCCCCGGACGATATACGGATCTCAGCCGAATGATTTCAATTGCTTTGATACAATGGACGGGGCCACAGTCGACTCTTCCGACGGGCTTGAGCTTTCCATAGCCGCGAACAAGGCAAGCTCGGGATTATGGCTTGCCGGGGAAAACCTTTTGTACGTCGGGACCCCATCCGGCGTTTTGGTCGTCTCCGGCACGGAAGAGTACCTTAATCCTGTTGATTATATAACCGCCAGAAGGCAAAGTCCTTATGGTTGCGCTGACGTTCAGGGGCTTTACTTTGGCGGTCGTCTTTTATATGTCCAGTCAGACAATAAGACCATGCGCGGGATAACTTACAATGAGCAGATACGGCAATACTCCGCGCAGGTCATGAATCTGCTTTCTCGGCATATAGCCGGAGACGGGTTTGCCGGTGAGTTTGCTTTACAGGAAAACCCCCAGCCTATTGTGTGGGGGAGAAGAAGCGATGGCCAGTTAACAGCCTTTACCGTTGATATGGCAAACGGCATAACAGCTTGGAGCCGGGTTGTGTTGGACGGTGAGGTTGAATCTATCGCCATTATTCCTTCCTCTGGAGAAGACATGCTGTGGATGTTGGTAAAAAGGGAAATAGACGGCTCGACCGCCCGGTATGTCGAATATATGAAACCAAGAGATTTTGGTTCTGACAAAAAGGACGCTTGGTTTGTTAACTCCGGCATTTCTTTTGACGTAGAGACAAAAGACGTGTCTGCTATATCGAAGTCAGCTACCGCGACAATTACCTTTGCGACAGAGTGGGAAGATGATATTTTGGTCCGCTTCTCCGGGGTAACAGATATGCCGGAGGTTAACGACGAAGTTTTTATGATCAAAAACGGCGCTGGCGGGGGGCCATATGTTTATGAGCTTTATCTCTCCGACGGGATTACCCGGCTTGATTCGTCCGGATATTCAGCCGCTGCCTCTGACGGCCTCGCTACAAGAGTGTATAAAACCCTCGCCGGGCTTTCCCATTTAGAGGGAGAGGAACTTTCAGTTCTTGCTGACGGGGCAAAGTCCCCGGACGTTACCGTATCCTCCGGTCAGGTTACCCTTGATGATCATTATAGCAGGGTTATTGTCGGCAAGGGATACCAGTCTATTTTAAGGCCGATGCCGCTTGCTCCCCCGGGAGAGCTTGCTACAGTCTTAAAGTTGAAAATCGGCGTATATGAGAGCATGGGCGGAAAAGTCGGCGGTGGATTAGACGATCTCTATTACCTAGATTATCGCAACCTAGTAGATATGGACAGCGGGCCAGACCTGTTTACCGGTGTCGTTGACGCTGAGATAAACATGGAATATGGCCGTGATGTCTCGCCTTATATCTCGCAAAATGAACCGTTCCCGTTTAATGTTATGTTTATAAAAATCGAGGAACAAATGGGAGAGTTTTAAATGCTAACAGCATTAGTGCTTGGTATACTTGGAGCAGTTGGTATTTTCGGTGCCGTGTCCGCCGGGGCGAGCGCGCATAAAGAGGCGATGAGAGCGCAAAGCGAGGCGGAGGCCAACGCTTCTGTGGCCGAGCTTCAGGCGCAGAAGTACGAAAGTCAGCAAGAAACGGTCTTAGAGAATATCGAGTCCGTTGAGGCGATGATAGATCAGCTTGAACGGCAAAAAAAGCAGGTTATAAAACAGCTTGGCAAGGCAGGAGAGCGCGTTTCCGGAGAACAATCCCTGTTGTTCGCCGCCAGCGGACTAGAGACAACAGGCACCCCTTTAGAGATTATGCGAGAGACCGCGAGGAACCTAGAGGGAGACATCTATCAGGTTCGCGAAAACTATAAAACCCGTCATACCGTCATGACAAATAAAATAGAGACCCTGCGCGACACGTATGATCAACTAGGATACGCGGCAGAGGCGGCAAGGACGCAAGCCGGGTACTACGAAGAGACGTCGATGAGTATAGACCCGCAGTTTGAAGCGTTTAACGCGTGGTTTTCCGGATTAGCGGAAACCGGTATGGATGTTTTGTCCGCCGGGCTTACAAGTGGTTTAATTTAACCGGAGTGAAGTGAATGAGAATACCCAGGTATGACAGACAGATAAACCAACAGATAATAGACACGAGCAAAGAGTCATCGTTTTTTAATACAAACGTTGCCCGGCGCACCCCTACCGCGGACAAGGGGTTGACTTTACTCAATACACTAACCGGTCTAGGGGAAAAGGCGCTTGATACGGCGCAGTTCCTCCTTGATTATAACAACAAGCTCAAGCTGGCAGAGGATACGAACGCGGCCAACGAGGCCATTTTAGAGGCGCAAAACAGGTGGAATGAGTTCCTTAATACGCTTAAATCTGATACAGAGTTTTCCACTTGGGAAGAGCGGTCAGCGCAAGAACTGCAAGGTATCCGTGAAAGCTTGTTAAACAACCTGCCGTCCGAGCAAGCGAAGAAAATGTTTGAGCAAAAGTTTAACGAGTTTTCCACCGAGCAGATTATGAGCGTCCGGAACAACTCTACAGACCTTGTTATAAACAGGACGAAAAAACAATTTGATACCCGCGCCAGAAACTTGCTTACGATAAAAAACGAGGAGCTGTTTGAACAGCGCCTTCATGACATGATCTACGGAAGAGACTATGACACCGACGCTGAGTTTGCCCCGGAAGGTTTTCACGAGCCGGGGATGCTGGATATGGGCCTTATACGAGACGTTGACATACCGCAGACCATGGACGAGATGCGCGCCCAGTGGAAAGAAGCGCGAAGGCAAGACGCCTTACAGCAGTTTAACAACCAGGCCAATTTGGTTATAGATGAACTTGGTTATGAGGGGATTAGTGTTGTAAGGGATTATTTGTACAAAGTAGACGAGGCGGGAAACTATATAACCCCGCACACGGAAGAAGAGCGAACAGCTTTAGATGAAGATTTATGGACGCGGGCAAGCAGGGCGGAGACAGAGAGGAAAAGAAACCAGGAGAGAATAGACAACAAGGCGTGGGAGGATGCCATAGAGATAGTCCGCGACGGGGGTGACCTGGCTAAATATTTGAAAGAGAGCCAGGACGCAATCAGCCCTGACGCGTACAAGGCAATCGAGGCATACGGAATAAGTGCCAATGATCGTGAGTTCAAATTAAACGAGAGGCAGAGGGCGGCGAAAGAAAGAGCGAAAAAGGCCGCCATAGAAGAGCTTCAGCAAAACGCATGGATGATGTACGCGGACGGCGAGGCGACATACGAAGAACTTTCCGGGCTCCTAAAAGA